ATGCTTCAGTCCGGGCCGTCCGTAAAGCACCATGCGCACCGGCTCGCCCGGAGCTTCGATCAGCTCCGGGATCAGGTTCATGGTCTGCTCGCAGGCGGCGTTGACGCTGCCCGAAGTGTAAGAGGGGCCGGCCAGAGAAATTCTCACGTTATCCCTTATAGATATTGAAACCGTCGCACCCGCAGCCCAGGCCCGCGCTGGTGTCCGCCATGGGCCGGGGAGCATTGATCGATTCCAGACGCATCAGCGACTTGCGCGCATCTTCCCGCACGTCGGGCGGCACGGCGTCGCGCTGGAAGTGCGGCGCCAGCCTGACCGCCAGATTAAGCGTCAGCGCGTCTTCGTACCCGGGCGGGAGCAATACGACGTCGGTGATCGCCTGGAAGCCCGGCACCAGCAGCCAGGTGAAGAGCTCGAGCAGGTAGCCGGCAATCGGCTGTCCCCACAGATAGAGCGTCGAAAGCGGATATCCGCGGTCGTTGTAGAGAACCGTCGGAATGCTGTTCGGCTGATCCTGCACCCGGATTCGCGCCCACTGCAGATCGGTTGCGATTGCCAGCGGATAGCGGACCGCCGGCGTCTGGTTCGAAACGATGTTGGCGCGCTCGATCTTCTGCGGGCGCGGCGCCGCGAAATCCACCGTCTGGAACGGGTCGGGCGACTGGCCGATGGTGTAGCTCTTCTGCCCGGTCAGGGGAAACTGATAGCTGCTGATCGAGTAGATGTTCAGCCGGTCGCAGTTGAGCGAGCCGATCAGCCGGTTCAGCTCGTCGATGGCATCCTGAAACTGCGCAGGCGACGGCGTGCGCTGCGGGCCGATGGTGACCTGGGCTTTGCGCAGGGCGGGATAGAGAATGCCCGGCCCCACCTGCCGCGGCTGCAGTAGCCCGCTTTGTCCGACGCCGCCGAACAATGCGCTATTGAATGGCGCTGCGTCAAATAACGGATTAGGTGTTCCCGCCATATCCGGCTCTCCTGTGATAGTCTGGTCTGCGCGCGATGAGCATCGCTTCAGCGAATATAGAATTTTCCACTGGCCGCATCGAGCACCCAGATGTAAAGTGTTCCTGCCGTCGCGGTTAAAGCGGCGGAATTGATATTGCCCGTCTGATCGGTGGTAAAGGCAGCGTCGGCGATCAGATAACCGAAAGAATTAGAGGCTCCGTTGGCTAAGTTAATGGTCTTAATCAATCCCGCGCCCACATGGCTGACCGCTCCGGTGATGGTGATGGCGTTGGCCGTTACCGCCAGCGTTCCGCCGTTTGAAATGGCGACAACCGTAGGCGCCGTCGGCGCGATTACCGTGTTGGGGGCGAAACTGTTGGTTGCCGTAGAGGTATAGAGTGCGGGGTTGTATACCAGGCTGGAGCCGGCGTTGGTTTTTACGGCTGTTCCCGAGCCGGGCGCCACAATTCCTGCCAGGTTGATGTAATTGGCTCCGTTGAACAGTTCGATAACCGGGAATGCCAGATTGGAGTTGTTCAGGTTCATGCCGTAAATGGCGTTTAAGTAAGCATTCGCGCCGCCTATTTTAACTGCCGTGTACTGATCGCCCAGCAGACCGTTGATGGTGTTATATCCCGCCGCCGAAATCAGCAGCCCGTACTTGTTGTCATCCGAGTTAGACGCGCGGTTGGGCGCCGTAATCGTAACCGAACCCAGGACGATGCCCGTTCCGGCGATACGGATTGCGTTACCGTTGGCATTCAGGATAGTGACATCGGAAATACTGACGGCAGCCGCCCCGCTATCGAAAAACATCCCCACTCCGGCGGCCGTGCCGGTCGCGGCCATGGTGTACCCGTTTTTCGATGTGCCTGCCGAGTCCGACGTGATGGTATTCAGCGTCGATACGTTAACGGCCTTGAAGTAATAATCGCCCAGGCCGTTGGCCTGGCTGGTAACATTGCCCCACTGTCCGCCGCCGCCCCAATTCACTCCCCAGCCGGTGTTGTTGTAGACTTCCACCTGATCGAGCATCGGCACCAGAGCCTGGCCGTTCGATCCGATCTTGAGGGTGATGCCGTTGCCTTTACCCGATTGGGACAGTATCGACCGCCCGTGCCCGTTACAGCCCCCAAAGATGATGTTGTCCTGGGTCGATCCGGTAGCCGTCAGGTTATCCAGCCACAAGTTGTTCGAGGAATCGAAAGAAAAGTTCTGGTAAAAGGCGTACACCTGCACATTCTCGATGGTGGCGGCATTGGCATTGCGTGGCGATACGTTGAGGCATTGCACCCCGATATTTCCCGCGGCTGCGGTGAACGTCTGAGCCGTCGAGGCCGGCACCTGTTTGATCTGCAGATCGCGCAGAACAGTCTGATTGCCGTACAGGTCGATGCACACGCCGGTATTCAACTGGTAAAGCAGCATGGTCGCCCCCGGATTGCTGTCGGCGGAGCCCGACATGCCGGTGACGCTCCCCCCGGTCGGGACCGTGATGGTGGCGTAGATGAGATGCTGGCCCGCCAATACCAGCACCTGTGGATAGGATGTCGAGTCGAGCGCTTCCTGGATGCCGGCCGTGGCCGTTTTGATCGTCCAGGCTCCCGAGTGCGAATTGGCGCAGGTGACGATCACGGTTCCCGACGCGGCGCCGCCGACGGCCGTGCCGCCGGTAATGGGGACCGCTTCCGCCGTACCGGTGCCGCCCGAGATGTACAGATAGTGATTGGTGTCGGTGCCGTTGACTCCCTGCGGCACCGGGGTCAGGGTGACGACCTGATTGCCCGGGGCTAATGTGCCCCCCGGCGTCTGCGCCGGAAAATTATAAGCCGATGCGATGAGCCACGGGCTGGCGGGAATCTTCGAGAGATTCGCCCCCAGCGCGTTCTCGATGGCTTCGACTTCGGCGACCAGTGCGTTGTGATGCCAGGCATCGATGTATCCGCTCACCAGGGCGCTTGCCAGGTGGAGCGCCGGTGTCGTTCCGTCGAAGCCGCGCGCAATCGGAACCACGTTGCCCGAAGGCGCCGCCGTGACGCGCACGATTTCGTCGTCGATGGAAAGCAGGACGTTCGCCGGGATGGCGGTGGCGTTGTCCACCGTCATCTGGGTCGAGCTCGAATCGAGCGGCGCGAAAAGCCGTACCTGCAGGCGGTTCTGCGCAATGGCGAGCTGCGCATCGGTGGCGACGGCGGCGGGATATACGCCCGCCGGCTTGGTTGCGAAGGGCTGTACGCCGGCGTCGTTCAGCCGGGCCGGCCGGTTGAAGGGAGTGGTCGCAAGCATTGAGATTCTCCTACTGCGCGGCTAAAGTCGCGGCGGCCGGCTGCGCGGTCTTGATGTGGTTCGATGCGTTCAACTGCACAATCGACGCCTTGAAGTTCTGGGCCTGCGACGTGACCAGAGGATCGATCTGCGAGCGCGGATTTTCGGGCTCGAGCAATACGGCCAGGTTGAACCGGATGGCGGCCTCGTATCCGGGCGGGAGATCGATGGTCTGCGCCAGCGATGCAAACTGCGTGATGGCGGTATAGATCCACATCTCAAGCATCCCGCCGAGCCTGGGGATGGGCGCAATGTAGACGGTGGAGGACGGATAGGCGTAATCGCAGTAGAGTTTCTGGACGTAGACCGAAGTCGCCTGCTTTTCGGGCGTGGCTTCCCATCCCACCGAATCGACGATCTCGAGCGGCGAATCGATGCCGCCCGATGCCACCGAAGCGGATTCGATGCGGATCGGCCGCGTCGGGAGCGCGTACTGATTGCTGCTTGCGACCGGAATCGTCAGGCGCTGCCTGGCAACCAGCGATGCGCCTTCGGTATTCCAGGACGCCAGCATCTGGTTGAGCGAGACGAAGGCGTCGTTCAGCTCGTTGGTTTCGAGCGATTCGCCGGCGACGATGGCCCCGATCAACCGGAAAGAAGATTCGATCAGGTCCTGTACGGTTGCCATAAATTACTTCGCCTTCTTCTTCACGGGCGGCCGGATGGCCCCCGGGTGTGACCGTTTAGCAGCCGGCGCGGTGTGATGCGGCGGCTGCTCCTTGTATGGTGGCTTCAGAATGGGCGGTTCCGGCTTCGGCGGCGGCGCCTTTTCTTCTTCAGGCTCCGGCTCCGGTTCGACGGGCTCTTCGGGTTCCGGCATTTTAGGCGGCTTCTCTTCCTTGGGGAGTGCGGAATACATGGTGCGCGACCACTCGCGGCCGAGCGCGGCTTCTTCGTCCGCAGACTGCACCATCACCATCGGCTTCAAGCGGTGAAACATCCAGCGGGGATAGTTGGGATCGGGTTTCATCCGCCGCCCACCGCGTTCTGGTTGACGGTGAACGTCTTGCCGTTGACGTAAATGTGGGCGGTGCGCGCCGTGCCGCTCGAATTGAGCGTTGCATTGTAAGTCACGCTGCCGCTTGCGGACTGCGGAGTTTCGGGAGAAAACGTCAGCCACTCGGCCGTCGAATCCTTGGTGGCAATCCAGGTTCCCGACAGTCCGTCGCCCGTCATCGTGACCGTGAACTGGTTGCTTCCGCCGGCTGCAGCGAAGGTGCCGCTGGCCGGGTTGAGCGTGACCGGCGGAACGTCGGGCGGCTGCGCATTGGCGACCGTTACGGCGACGCTGGTGAAGTCGCGCCACTCTCCCGTGAGCTGCTCTTCCTGATCGCTTGAAACGATGATTTTCGGCGGCACGTTCACGTTCAGAAACAGCTTGGGGTAAGGCGCCGCCGCCACTTTGGGGGACGGCGCCAGGGTGAACCATTCGGCGGGGTCGAGTGAATCCGCTTCCTGCTGGTTTCGCACCACCACGGGCGGAATCGACCACCGGGAGTTGTAATAGACGGCCGGGAAGCTCATATTACTTCGCCGGCTGCTCGGCCGCTGCCAGATTCGCCTGTGAGGCGTCGAGCAAGGCTTTGGTGAATGCGAATGGTTTAAAGCGGCTGGTATCGACCGTCTTGAGATCGTCCGCGGAATCGACCACCAGCGGCGGCACGTTGACGTCGTAGTAGAGCTGCGGCCATTCGGCTTCGGGCGGCGGTGCGCCGGATGCCGGAATCGTCGTCCATTCCGCAGGATCGAGCGCTGCGGCGTCTTCCTCGTAGCGGATGACGATCGGCGTGACGTGCCACCTGATATTGAAGTAGACCTTGGGCGGGTCGAGCGGCGTCTTGGGCACCGCGGGCGGCGCGGTGATGACTTCGTTTGCGGTCGGAGTATTAGTGTCATTCGCCATGTTAGTCTCCTTACTGGACTACCTTGCAAGCCCATTCAGGTCTTTGTGCTGCCCAGCCGAAGAGGATATCGCAGCGGCTCACAAATAAGTCATTGATGATATCGTATTGCGATAACATCCTGATGGAGCAGCCGGTGTCCGGGTCCTGCTGGTTCGAGCCGAAGTGGACGCCTTTGGGCACTTCGAGCGGAGCCATGCCGAGCACGAATGCATTCTGGTGAAATGCGATTCCTTCCTGCGACTGCTGGTTGGCGGTGCCGGTGAGGATGGTCAGCGGCGCGGATGCGGCCGGCGATGCACTGACGGTAGCTCCCGGCATCGTCGTCTGAATCGGCGGGTAGATCGGGATCGCGGCGTTGCCCGATGCATCGGAACTTACGTTTGCCGTAACCACAAACTGCATCAGGTCGGTTTTCACGTCGCCCGATATGCGGTTCACACGAAAGACCGACGGCAGCGTGAACACGTCGCCGGCGTTGAGCCTGAGAGCCGCGGCTGCGGTCCAACCCGACGTGTTTAACGTGCTTCCTGTCTGGCTGGCCGTGGTGACGATCGGAGCACCGCCCAACGGTCCGTTGGTGTGGGTGCGGCAGTTCTGGTCCATCATCCAATCAAACCCGCCCATCGTCCCCATGCGGCCTCTCTCGTACTGTTGTTTAACTTGCGTGGAGGATTGGAACAGGCCGGTTGCGGCTTTGAGCACCGCGGTCTGAATCTTAGGCGGGATGCACATGTAGCGCTGCCCGTCCATCGGAGCGCTATTTACATCGAGCATTTCGCCCGCCTGCCAGAACGGGTCGAGCGCGGCGATCGGGGTGCCCACCGTCCCTACGATGTTTCCCACCGTGGTATCGGCCAGCGTCAGGCCCGCGACGTCCACGGCGTTGGCGAGAGCCACCGCGGCCGATTGCAGGTAGCGCTCGGAGAAGTTATCGATGGAGAGCGTGAGATCCTTCGAGGTGAACGAGAATCCCACCACCTGCTGGTTGTTGAGCGTCAGCGTTTTCTGGGTTTCCACCACGTTCTGCGGAGTCATCGCCGGGCCGGCCGCGGCAGTGAACAGCACCGGGTCGCGCAGGCGAAGCGTGTCGCCGATCTTCGCGCCTTCGACGGAAAACTTGTCGTCCCAGGTGTGCGCGATGGCGCCGCTGAACCCGAGATTATTTTTAAATCGTCTCAGTAACTCGTTGGTAATTACCTGAGACGTAAGTAGCGTATTAACGGACAATGTGTTACCGCTCCTTCAGCTGCGCCTCCCGCGCCCGGTTCCACTTTTTGAAGTCCCGCGCCACGTTCTCGTCCAGGATC